TAAGGTCAAAGAGATACAGGTGGAATCTAACTTCGGTGATGGTATGTTCAATGAATTACTCACACCATACCTCAAGAAGATATACCCTGTCACCCTCTCTGAGGTAAGACACTCGACTCAGAAGGAACGTCGTATCATTGAGACCCTAGAGCCGCTACTGAATCAACATAGAATCATTATATCTCCTGAGGTCATAGAGAACGACTATAGCTCTACTAGCCACCTGCCTCCTGAGAAGGCTCCTCAGTATAGACTCTTCCATCAACTCACTAGAATCACCACAGCTAGAGGAGCATTAGCTCACGATGACAGGCTAGAGGTGATGGCTATGGCAGCTCACTATTGGGTCGAAGCTGTAGGACAAGACGTAGACGAGATGATGCAAGAAGACAAGGCTGAAAGACTAAATAAGGAACTAGAAAGCTTTATGGCGAATGCTATCGGATATACTAAAGACAATACCTCTTGGTTGTAGAAAAATATTTATACCCTTACCCCTAGAGAAAGACAAATCTCTGTGGTACGCTAGACCATATGCGCGGTAGACAGATACCTCTAAGTATACTAGAGAGTAACTACCACCCCTTAGTTCCCCTTTTAGGGGAGGAAAGGAGATAAGTAGTAGGTACTCTAGAGAACCTAAGAGTAATCCTTCCCTCTACCCTACTCTCCATCATGGGATTATGAGGAAGTATATTGGGTCTAATAGTCCCTCCATGAGCTGAGCGTTATGCTCGCTCCCTGCAATACTCCACGGGGAAATACCTTGGGAGGTAGGTTCCCACAGGGTTTTGTTTTGTTTACCTAGGGTATGGAGGGTCCATAAAAATTACAGAAAAATACGAGCGGGTATATATATGACCCCGCCTCGCAGAGTTCCCCCATAGCCCCCCTGCTCTCATGGGCTATTTGCAACATCCTATCGGCACTCCTTTGCAACATCCTAGCTTTGCAATATCCTAACGAGCCTGCGGTCTTTGCAACATCCTAGCGAGCCTGCGAGGCTATAAAATCCCTTTATTATCCTTGACTTATACCGACGCATCGCTAGGGGCTTCCTAGACCTACCCTCGCCCTGCTGTACGCCTGCTGTATCGCCTGTCTTTGCAACATACTATAGAGCCGTCGTAAGTCGTTACAGGCACTAGACTTACGCACGCATCGACGGAGAATAGCCTGCGGTGTCCTGTGCTGTCCGTAGCACCCCTACCCGATTAACTACCCTCTTGACATATCGAACGGCTATGTATGCCCTGTTTATGAGCGAGCGTAAGTCCTGCTCTCATAACGACTTATGACCGTTAGGTTCTGAGGGCTGTTTGATTTGCAATATTCTATCCCTGATTTGCAATATCCTATCCCAAATACAGCCGTCCTAAGTCGTTACAGGCACTAGACTTACAGCGTCCACGCACAGCCATTTTAAGCACCCTCTCATCGTCTTTACGGGTAACCCTATTGACTACCCACATTAAGGACGAACGCAGATTCAGTCATAACCCCTTGTAAACAAAGGACTTAGGGGCGTCAGTCGTAACCCCTTTGTTTACCTATACTTAGGTGCGCTGTTGTACTCGATTGTATGCGAGATAGGCTATGCGTTTATAGTGCGCTAATTCTAGCTATTTGGAATTATAATGCCCTATTTAAAATACCTTGATTTTAGGGGTTGTTGCCTTGACACGCCGTGCTATTCTTGGGGCATGAGGAAGGGACAGCCCACCCCCATAGCTCTTTAATACTCCTGCCTTACTTGTCGATGTTCCACGTGAAACAATTAGACGGTCAATTTCCTAGTCATGCGCCTACCCGTGCCCCTGACAAATGAGACCCTAAGTTTCAATAATAAAACCTTGACAGGTAAGCACGGCAGAAGTAGATTAGAGGAATAAGAGGCAACAAGTAACCCACCACACACAATCGGGTGAGCCTCACAATCAGAAGGTCATTAACAATTAGGAAGAAACGAGACGCTAGGAATAAGTGAAACTAAGCTGTAACCAAGCACCCATAAAGTAAAGACGGAAATGTGATTGCCGACCCTGTACTAGAACAGGACGCTAAAGGGGTAGAAGGGATAAGGAACAACATCATGGTAAACCAAGCAGACCCCAAAAGGTTAGGGTAGAGGGAAGCGATAACGCTAGAACCCTTAGGACTGATTAAGTTCTAGTACAGAGATTCGGTCTATGCCGTGTACCATAAAGCTAACCGCTAAGAACGGACGCCCTCGACAAGCGTTGATTCTAGCGGGATATCAAATTGTGATAAATAGAAACAATCAAGGGGTGGTGTAGTAGGGTCTAAAGACCAAACACCGCCCCTATTGTCGCATGGAAGATAGGTAACCATGCCCGATGACGGATAACCTAAAAAACAATGTACGGAGGACACATGAATAACATTAACTTAATCGCCTCGATATTCGAGGGTAGCACCTGCGCAGACTTCTCGGAAGTAGTGCTAAGCGACCCAAGACTGAAGGCGTTTTTCCTAGACAACATAGGAAGGGACGCGGTGCTAGTCGCTGAAGAATTAGAGGTACTAGCTGAAGATTTGGGGGTACTGTAATGGCAACTATAAACTACACTTCTGCCCTATTAAAGCTAACTAATTTAATAGAGGAACTAACACCCTTTGACGCACAAGAGGTAATAATTTACATAAAGGGCGAGGGATTATTGGTCGCATTTTTAGAGGACATCGACGCGCAAACGCCGATAGAGTCAATAGATGCAGATTTGCAAATGGTCTTACAGGACTTTACAGAGGGGGGCGAGTAAAAAAAAAAACAAGATAAAAGTCTTGACAACTAAAGGGGGCTAGGTTATTCTTAGCCCTCACACTTAACAATAATAATGTACGGAGGTACACATGAAACTAGCAGAGAAACTAAAGGTAAGCAATATGTACAGCAGAGGCGGTAACAAAGTTGCAAATCAATTCATAATCACGACGGCAACATCGGAGATTTTCCAAAGCTACAACACCGTCATAGCTATTAAGCACAACGACGGACGAGTAGAACTAGACAACGCATGGGAGTACAGCGTAACAACGGCACGATACCGCAATATGTTTCTAGGTGAAAGCACCAAAGAGACTAGAGCGTTTGTCAAGGACGGTGCGTACACCGTAGGAGATTTGAACTAATGAATGAAAATCTTAATAATGAGTGCGAGCAATGTAGCGACCACGGCTATTTAATTAGTAACGCGGAAGCGGGGCACAATGAGGTGCAATTCTGCCAAGAATGTAACCAATTAAGCAACGATGTGGAAGCGATTGGCAAAGCGTTAGCAGATGTCATTCTCTTTTTGGCGATTAAAGAGGAGGGGGTAGTGTAATGGATATTACTAACGCTATTCTTTACTCATCAGATTGTTGTTGGTCAGAGCCATATATAATTAGGTGTAATATGTGCGAAAAACTATTCGACGATGAGACTCATCTAGCGTCGCTAGAGGACGAGGGGGGGCTGTTTAACGGCTGTGATGTTTGCGAGACAGACGGTTACTTAATGAACATCAATACAGAGGGGGCATTATAATGCACCATACAGACCGCAAATTGTCGGTGCATAAAAACCTCGACAAGAGAATAGCAGAAGCACAAGGATACATTAACCGTATATATGAAGCCGACCATACAGCATCGGTGAAGTGTGTACAGATGATGAAGGCTAACGCAGTACTTCAAGCGTTAGTCGCACTCCGCGATGAGTCTCAAACAGAGGGGGCATTATAATTCACATAAAACTTTCAAGATAAATGTCTTGACAAACAACGAGGGCTAGGCTAAGCTTAGCTCTCACACTTTAAGGGGAGAAATAAACTTCCCTAACTCTAACATAAGGAGATAAACAAATGACACAATCAGAAACAATCAGGGTAGAAGCGATAGCTACTGCCATTCACGATACGCTAGTAATAGACGGTTGGACTACACCCAACGACGATGAACGCGATACCGACGGCAACCATCGGTACTACCGAGTTTTCTCAAAGGAAGGGTATGCTGACATAACTCAAAGCTACTGCGTCGCTGACCCCGAAGCTTGGCGAAGCTATGTAACTTCCCTTACACTAGAGTGTGACGGTAAACTCATACGATGCACAGACTATGCAACACCGAAGAAGCTACGAGCTTTCTTGGTTAGAGCAGACAAGCTACAAGACATAGCGAAGGCGAAGGCTGAACGCGATGATGCGAAGAAAGCCAAAGCAAAGAAGGAGTCGGACTACATAGCTGAGTATGTTAAGCAGAATTGCGCCTTTACTTGGGAGGAATTCTTCGAGGAAGGCGAAAGATATAAAGGTCTTCGTGAATCAATGGTGGCTGAAGTCGAAAGACAGAACGAAACTCAAGGGTTCATAGGTTCTTTTAAGCAAGTAGTAGAAGTTAAGATACCCTACGACGTAGCTAATTACGAAACTAGCTATGAGTACCTAGAGGAAAGACTTGCTAAAGACTTTAAGATTAAAATTGTAAGTGCTGATTGTTTAGTTGAAGAAGTCGAGCGATTCCAAGAGACTCTTGCAGGTGTGATGTTAATCTTCACAGGCGCAGAAGGGATAGCCTTACGAGATGCCTTCAGGTCGGCACATATAATGGCGATAGCTATCAACGAAGCTGAGAGCGAAGGGCGTAAAGCCTACAAAGCATTGGAGGTGGAGTAATGGCACGAACCATAGGAACAATGTATCACTTAGAAGTCTATGACTACGACGATGCAAAGGACGGCGTGACTACTTGGAAGCCACTTTCTAGTGGTGAGTCAGAGACACAGATACTAGCAGACCTTATTGAGTTGCTGAACTCAGAGGAACTAAACGTAAGTAACTCTTACCTCAGAGTGGTAGAGATTACGACCACTAAGTATTCACAATACTCAGAGGTGGTGATAGGTAAGGGAGGTATTAACTAAAGAGAACCGAAGGGTAGGTCTTTCACTTACCCTTCAACCTTCCCCTCTTGGGAACTAGCCACCACGAACCCCATCGTAAAGATGCCATGAAGATAATCAAGAACTATTTAGTAATTCTTTTTATGTCTTTTCTTCTTGACAAAGCCTAAGGACTTGTTAAGATACTACAAACAAACCACGAGAGGTGACACTCTCTTACTCTAACCGTCATCAAGACAGGAGATTAAAATGTCAAACCTAGAAACAAAACAAAAGGTTCATAGCGAACTATCATCATGGGAAGTTGAGTGTATCAGAGATACAGCTTTCCGCTCACCCACCATCATACTAGATATATCCGTAGATGACCAAAGCCTTGAGCAAATGGTTGAGGAGTACGAGACAGCTCGGTATGCCCTACAAGAATGCGCTGAAGAAATCGCAGAGTATTGCAACATCACGGAGTACAAGTAATGAGTTACGCCGAACTAGAGAAGGCTCTTAAAGAAGCGTTAGATAAGCTAATCGCAGAAGATGAAGCGAAGGAGGGTAAGTAATGACTAACACCTTCCAAGACTTCAAGGCTAACATCGACAAGGACACATTGCTACAGATGTGGTGCGAGTTTATCACAGCGATGGCTGAGGATACGATGCCGAAAGATATAGTGATGGCTCGCCTATTGCAATACACCACGAACGATGTCGCTATTGTAGAGCTTTGTGGGGTAACACCCGTCGAGCTATACAATAGAGTCTTAGCACGACAGGAGAACCAAGCATGAACGACTACGAAAAACTAGAGTGGATACACTTCGCTATCCAAGAGGCTCTGAACGGAGTTGATGAAGATGTGATGAACTACAACCTAGCAAGTCTAGTTAAAGCCCTCGAATTGATAGAGGACTTACGCGAGCCTTACCTGCAAGAGATGGAGAACGCATCGTAACCTGCTCATGGAAACGCTGTCGGCAACAGGGAGATTACATCGCTGTTGCTGACCGCAAGGACGGCACATATAATCTGTGTCTCAAACATTGGGTCGCTGTCTCTAAGACAGACGGCTCGATACAACAACAACTAACGAAGGTTGCCATACCTTTCAAACACTCTAAACAAGGAGATTAAAAATGGAACAGAAACAAGAACTAATAGTAGGCTACTTCTTAGTAGCTATAGCAATAGGCTTACTCGCATGGATAGGCTTTCACAATTCAACACACAAGCATACGCTTGCTGACTTCTATCATGCACTTGCAACGGTGGAGACTAACAACAACGACTATGCGCGTGGCTCACACTCAGAGCGTGGACGGTGGCAGATAACCCCTGCTTACTTCCAAGATTCTGTGGAGTTTGCGGATTTAGATGTAACCTTTGATGACTTAGTAGTGCCGTCTGTTGGACGCACAATTATTAAGTGTTATATGTTACGGTATGCACCCGACGCATGGCATAACGAGGATTGGCATAGCCTTGCTCGTATCCATCATGGTGGGTGGAACGGTATGAACCGTGAACACACTAAGGCTTACGCTGACCGAGTGGTTGCACTCATGGGGGCAGAGTAATGGTGGTAATCGCACAGAACATTGCAGATGCACAGGCTATATTATCCAACCCTAACAACATCTGTTGTATAAATTGGTGGAGTCGTGATGACATTGAGAACCACCTTGACCGTCCTCTAACAGACGAGGAATGGAGCGATGTATCAAACAGACTAGAAGATTACGGTATTGATACGGAACAACTTGTCATCTGCTTAGATGAAGTGGGGATTAAGTAATGATGCAGAATCTAACTAAGACCTTCGACATCATACGTCGGTATGCAGGTGGAGACTTGGAGACTCAAGGTGTCTCGCTACTACTGCACGTTATGCAACACGACCCTAACCCTTTACTTGTTAAAGAGCTGATGGATTTGGTGGGAGTTTCGCACGGAAGTATAATTCGATATTTACGATTACTCGGCTCAGACAACGACCACCCACGAGGCGGTGAGTGTGCGGGTTTAATTCAATGTGTCATCGACCCTGCGGATAAGCGTCGCAAGCTAGTACAGCTATCGACGTTAGGACGTATGATGCGCACAGAGATTGCTCATGTTTGGAACACATCACGGGAGGAAGTATCGTGAAAAACGAACAACTCCTAAAGGATTTTCTAGGGAAAAGATACGCTATCTTTATTGAACAATTCTATCAGCTACCTGTAGAACTCCGCCAACTCATAGGTGAGAACCGTGAATTGATGGAGGATATGTTGGCTAATAAGTTTGACTTAGGTACGATACTCTCAGCTTGCGAGCCTGAAGAAAATGTCTAAGCAAACTGAACAAGAACGGGAAGCACTCATCACGGGTGCTTCTCGACGCACGAAGCGCAACGCTAAACGTGTAGCTAAAGAGCAAGAGACTACGACTGCAACAGGTAGCATCGCGCTATCAAGAGCAATCGTACCTCTATCTTTAGGTATCATTGATTGGCTTGACGGTGAGGGTGCAGGGGTAGGCAAGAAAGTTAAGCCTTTCTTCAGACTGCTTACGCCTGAGCTTACAGCGACGGTGATAGCAAGGGCGGTACTCGATGGTATTAGTCGTAAGCGTAAGCGCACGGCACTCGCAGGTGCTATAGGCAGAGCGATACAGTTAGAGTATCAACTGCAAAAGTTTAAGGAAGAACATCGTGGTATCTTCCAAACTAAAATGATAGAGAATAGGGATAAGAATTGGCAAGCTAAAGAGCAGGAGATTCTTAAAGAGATGCGCAGGGCAGGCATCATCAACAAGTGGTGGGATAGGAAAGACTTAATCGCTATAGGTATGACGGCACTCATGCTGATGGAGAAACATACAGGTATGATAATGTTATACCACAAGGTGATGAACGGTAAGCGCATTGGCTTGGTAGCACCAACACCTGACATGAAGGAATGGCTAGAGGAAAGCTATAGACAAGATGGACTGCGTGGTGTAATGTATGAGCCTATGATTGAACCACCTGAATCTTGGGTGGACAACTACACAGGTGGCTACAAGCTACATGAGTTTCAGACTAAGGGATTCATTAACTCGAAGGAAGGTAACCACTATGAGAACCTAACCTACGATGACTGCCCTGCCGTGTTCGATGCGGTGAACACACTACAGGCTACGCCGTGGAAGGTGAACACTAAGCTACTCAAGGTGATGAAGGAACTATGGGAATCAGAAGCTACGATAGCAGGGCTACCTAATTGCAACTTCCTAGATGAACCTAAGTACAACCCCGACTGCACGACTAACGAGAAGCGACGGCACTTCCGAGATGTACAGCGAGTGAGGGCAACTAACAACTTGAACGTGGGGCGCAGGTTCAGGCTGAACGAGTGTCTAAAAATAGCAGAGAAATTTTCAGGGGAAGATTCAATATACTTTCCTCACAGCTTAGACTTCAGGGGCAGGGCGTACCCGATACCAAAGGTATTCAACCCACAAGGTGATGACATCGCTAAGGGATTGATGCACTTCGCTGAGGGTAAACCCTTTAAGGATGACGGTAGCAAATGGTTTCTTATACACGGTGCGAACCTGTTTGGTATCAAAGGTACGCTAGGTAAGAGAGTCGAGAAGATACTAGCGATGCAACTGCTATGTAAGTCGAGCGCATCTGACCCGATGAACCAACTGCATTGGGCTGAGGCAGACAAGCCTTTCCAATTCTTAGCGTGGTGCTTTGAGTTTGCTGAGTGGCTAGAGAATCCTAACTTCTCATCACACATACCTTGTGCGATGGACGGAAGTAACAACGGGCTACAAATTATGTCGCTCTTGTTAAGAGATGAACAGATAGGTAGCGCAACTAACTGTGTACCACAACGTACACCTGCCGACATCTACCAAGACGTAGCTGATGTGGTGACGCTACGGCTGAAGGCTAACCCCGATAAACATAACTTACGATTGTTAAGGTATGGTATAGACAGAGCGTTGATGAAGAAGGTGGTGATGAGCGTACCTTACGGTGCAAGTTACTACACGATTTGCTTACTGTTTCAAGAGACTCTATACCAACGTCACCTTGAGGGTGAAGACCTACAGTTTGGTGGTAGGTTGCGTGACTACAGCGCACGACTAGCCTCTGAAACATGGGAGGTTATTAACGAGATGATGCCAAGAGCAATGGAGCTGATGGCATGGGTGAAAGGAAAGATAAGACCTGCCATCACAGCTAACAACGAGGTGTCGTGGATGACACCGATAGGATTGAAAGTGTATCAAGGATACAAGCAGACAATCAGACGGCGTGTAGTCACAGCGATAGGCTCGAAGATAAGGAAGGAAGCATACTTCCGTGACCCACTCGATAACTTATCGAAGCGGAATAACTTCAAGGCTATCGTGCCTAACTACATCCACTCACTTGACGCGAGTATCATGCTCACGACAACTAATCTTATGGAATCAAAAGGTATTACCTCCTTAGCTATGGTGCATGACTCGTTTGCGACACACGCTTGCGATGCGCCTGCCCTAGCTGAGGGGTTGCGAGATGTAGCGATTGATACATTTCAAAAGAATCTTCTGATTTCATTTGACAAGGACATCAGGCAATCATATCCTGATGACCATAACAAACGTTTAGCTTTCCCTTCAACAGGAATGTTAGACATCACTAAACTAAATAAGTCCTTATACTTCTTTCATTAGAAACAGGCAGGAAAATAATAGTAACATGGTTAAACCCCAAAAAATTGTAACTCCAATTGGTATGTCTTCATGGTGTGCCATCAACCCCGATAACCCCGATACCAAGTTCGACCCTCAGTGGTATGTCGATTTGATTGTAGAGAAAGACGATGCTAAATCCTTTGCGGATTCAGTTAAGAAATTCTACGAAGAGACTCGCTCGCACTTCGGTGCAACCAAGCCAACGAACCCTATTCCAATTAAGGAACACACCGATGAAGAAGGAAACCCAACGGGTCAGCTCGTCATTAAGTGTAAGCGTAAGGTCACTCGTACTAGAAAGGATGGCTCAACGTGGGATAACAAACCACCTGTGTTGTTCGGTGCGGACGGTAATCCATTCACACCTGAAGGTACTATCGGCAAGGGAACTAAGATGAGATTGTCTGTGCTTATGAAACCTTACGGCGCACCTAAAGTTGGTGTGACGTTTGAGATTGTATCAGCTCAGATTATCGATGCTAACTACTACGGCAACGAAGCTACGGCTGATGACTTCGAGGTGGTAGAAGGAACAGCGGTGACCACAGTACCTGCAAGTACTGAGGGATTCACTAAAGTAGAAGGAGGCGATAGCTTCAACTTCTAATGTTATACCTTCAGCTTGAACAAAACCCTGTGCCTGCTAGCAGACCAAGAGTCACTAATTTTGGAGTTTATTATGGGAAGAAATACACGGAGTATCGAAAGAATATCCATGTACCTATAAGGCAGGCTATCAAGGAAGCAAAGGCTGAAGGTATTTTACCTCTTAATAGTTCTCTACTCATTGCACAAATCTTTGAAGTGCAACGACCGAAGACTACGAAACTCGACTACCCTAACCCTGACCTTGATAATTTCAACAAGGCTCTATGGGATGCGCTTCAAACGCACGGGGTAATCGAGGACGATAAGAGAATCATAGCATCAATAGAAACAAAACGATGGACAACAACAACACCAATAACTCACGTCTTGATTCAGACAGTAACTTTATCGGACATGAACCATGCCCAAGTTGCGAATCCTCAGACGCTCTTGCAAGATATGATGACGGGCATGGCTACTGCTTTAGCTGTAGTTACCACGAGCAAGAATCAGGAGTAGCTTCCGAGAAGCAACCCGAAGTCTCTAAGTCTTTAATAGACAGAGAGTACCAAGCCATACCTAACCGTGGGCTAAACGAAGAGACCTGTAAGAAATGGGACTACGGTGTAACACTACATCATGGTAAGCCTATGCAGGTAGCGACGTACCGTAACGATGCAGGTGTACCGATAGCACAGAAGCTACGGATGCCTGATAAATCCTTTCAGATACTAGGCAACTCCAAGAAGATGGGGCTGTATGGTGAACACCTATGGCGAAGCGGTGGCAAGATGGTCACCGTAACTGAGGGAGAGATAGATGCTCTATCAGTCAGCCAACAGACAGGTAACAAGTGGGCTACCGTGTCCGTACCTAACGGTGCGCAGGGTGCGCATAAAGCTGTGGCTCGTAGCCTTGAGTGGCTAGAGACATTTGAATCTGTAGTGTTCATGTTCGATAACGATGAGGCAGGTCGAGCGGCGGCGGAGAAGTGTAGCCTCATGCTCTCAGTTGGTAAGGCTAAGATAGCTACGCTACCCTTGAAGGATGCTAACGAGATGTTAGTGGCAGGTCGAGGTAGTGAGATAGTGTCAGCCCAATGGGGTGCTAAACCTTTCAGACCTGATGGTGTTGTCTTAGGTGAAGACCTGTGGGAGCAGGTGTCAGAGGTGGACGATTCAGAATCCTTCCCTTACCCTTGGGCGGGGATGAACGATAAGACTTACGGCATCCGCAAGGGTGAGCTAGTCACACTCACATCAGGCACAGGCATAGGTAAGTCTAGCATCTGCCGAGAGATAGCACACCACTTGATAATCAATGACAAGAAGGTAGGCTACATAGCACTCGAAGAGAGTGTAGCGCGTACTGCTAAGGGCATCATGGGTATCTCACTCAACCTACCTATTCATATACATGGTACTAATGTGGGGATGGAACAACTACATGATGCGTTCCAAGCTACGATGGGTACGGGTAACTGTGTACTGTATGACCACTTCGGTTCGATGGACTCCGACCACCTACTAGGTAAGATAAGATACATGGTGAAGGCTCTCGATGTAGAGTATGTATTCCTTGACCACATATCTATCATGGTATCAGGGTATGAAGATGGCGATGAGCGTAGGCGCATTGATAATATTATGACTAAGCTACGCTCTCTTGTAGAAGAGGTAGGTATAGCACTCATCCTAGTATCACACCTCAAGCGACCCGAAGGTAAGGCTCACGAAGAGGGAGCGAAGACTAGCTTGGCACAGCTAAGAGGTAGCGCGTCGCTCGGTCAGCTATCAGATTTAGTTCTTGGATTCGAGAGAGACCAACAAGCTGAAGATGAAGCTGATGTAACTACCGTTAGAGTTCTGAAGAATAGATACTCAGGGGAGACAGGTGTGAACTGTACCTTGCGTTACTCTAAAGAAACAGGTAGACTTAAAGAGACTGACTCCATATCTCATGTAGCTAGAGAGCAAGCGATGTATGCAAGATAGTCTCACTTACACTACAAGACCTATGGAAAAGATTAACCTACATCCACGCGAAAACGCACAGCCGTTCCGTCCGTCATACAAGATGGACTTGATGGCATTCAACAAACCAAGACCTGACCTAATAGAAACAATGGGACAATTAAAAGAACAAACAAACGACACCTTCATCTTCGATATGGAGACTGATGGATTACTAGATGAGTGTACTAAGATACACTGCATCGCTCTAACCACACCAAACGGTGACACATCTCTGTTCGCACAGGATGATGTACCAATGGCACTACACCACCTAGCTAACGCTGAGTGTATCGTAGGTCACAACATACTAGGCTTTGACCTGCCTGCTATAAAGAAGATATACCCTGCTTGGCAGACGCAAGCTAGGGTGCGGGATACCTTAGTTATGTCTCGTCTAGCTTACCCGAACCTGATGGATATAGACTACCTAGCTGAGAAGATACCTAAACAGTATCGTGGGTCACACGCTCTCAAGGCGTGGGGCTACAGGCTAGACTCCTTGAAGGGAGAGTTCAGCCACGAGGATACTGATTGGACGGCATATTCGCTAGACATGGGCGATTACTGCGTACAAGATACAATCGTAACCTTACACCTAGCGAGTAAGCTCAACGACTTAGAGATGAGCAACCGTAGCATCGTACTAGAGCATGAGTTTGCTTCTGCTCTACTGAAGATGGAGAGTAATGGTGTGGGTTTCGATACCGAAGCCTGCGCTAAACTATACGCTGACCTCCTCACCGAGAAGGATATAGTGTTGAAGGAAATTGCAAAGGTGTTTCCTCCCGTCACGGTAGACACTAAGACCGTAGCCTATTGGCTAGATGCTGAGGGTAATAAGTATCGCATCAAGTCTGATGCTCCTTACAACATCAGGCAAGCTCTAACCAAAGGTCCTCTCAAGACTAAGGAGAAACACTTTAACCCTAACAGTAGGCAACAGATAGCTGAGGCATTCATCAACAAACATGATTGGATACCTACTGAGTTCTCCCCTACAGGTAAGCCCCGTGTCGATGAGGATATACTGAACGGGCTAGACTACCCCGAAGCTACCTTGATAGCTAGGTACATGATGCTATGCAAGCGCATAGGTCAGGTAGCTGAGGGTGATAACGCATGGCTCAAGCTAGAGAAGAACGGCAGGATACATGGGCGCATCAACCATAACGGTGCGCTGTCAGGTAGATGCACACACAGCACACCTAACATGAGTCAAGTACCTGCGGTACGGGCTGAGTTTGGTGAGGCGTGTCGCTCTATCTTCAACGTCCGTGAGGGATACAAGATGGTGGGAGCAGATATGAGTGGCTTAGAGTTACGCTGTCTAGCTCACTATATGTATGATTGGGATGATGGTGAGTATGTCAATGAGATACTATCAGGTGACATACATACACTCAACCAATGGGCGGCAGGGTTAGATACCCGTGACCAAGCTAAGACATTCATCTACGCCTTCCTCTATGGGGCAGGTAATGCAAAGATAGGTGAGATAGTAGAGCGTGGTGAGGGGGCAGGTCGTGCCTTACGAGGTAGATTCCTCAAGTCTATCCCTGCCCTTGG